CTCCTGTAGAGGCCGACCAGTTTACGCCCGAAGAGACTTCCTTTCTTGAGCAACTTGGCTCAGGTCTCAACGAGGGCATTCTGACGATACTGGGAGCCCCTGTTGATTTCTCCAATTGGTCGCAGGATTTAATCGTCAAAGGCGTTAACAAAGCGACTGGTGCCAACCTGAAAACACGCGCTGAAATTACTGCGGAAACCGGAAGGGCACCATTGGGTGGATCTGAATCCCTGAGCCAAGCGGCGCAAGCTGCGGGACTTGTTACGGAAATTGAACCGCAAACCAGCCCCCAACGCTTTGCTCGTCGTGTTGGTCAGGAAGTGGGGGCCGGTGCTGTGGCTGCTCCAATTGCACTTGCTAGCGTTCCTGCTCGTGCGGGCGCCGTTGCATTGACAGATTTGGCGGCCGACATTGGATCTGGCACCGCTGCTCAAGCGGCTACCGAATATTTCCCAGATAGTGTAACAGCGCAACTTGCTGCGTCTCTTGCTGGTGCGGGATTTGGTGCGACGGGAGCTCAAGCTGGACTTAAAGCTGCGGACAAGAGCGCCTATAAGAGAATTGTAAACCGAGCTATTCGAGACACCCCCGAAAAGGGATCTCTCAAAAAAGCTGCGGGTGAATTGTATGACGCCGCAGAGCGTGAAGGATTGACGGCCACGAGGGAACAGGTTTCGCAAATGTCTAACGACCTGATTGCGATTGCCGACAATGAGGGGCTTCTAATCAACGGAAAGATTGCGGCCGATATGCCAAAGGTAAAGTCTGGTTACAAATTGGCTTCTGAGCTGGCGGACGCGGAAAACTTGACACCAAAGCAAATGCTCAAGCTGCGCCGCAACTTTCAGCGCATTGCGGCAAGTACAGATCCTTCTGAAGCCCGAATTGGTGTTCAGATGCTCAAGTCTTATGACAATTTTACAAGCGGCCTTTTGCCTCAACTTGCGGAGGCTAACAAACTCTATACGGCTGCTATGCGCGGAAACCTGATCGAAACTACAATTCGAAAAGCTGAAATAGACGCAAGAAAATCTCGTACCCTTGGGTTTGATGATGAAATTCGCAAGAAATTCAGTAAAATTCTCAAAGACATAGAGGACGGGAAAAAGGGTGTGCAGGGCCTTAGCGCAGACCAGAAAGCAATTATTGAGCGCATCGCAACAGGTGGCTTGCCTGAGAATATTGCAACCAAAATAGGAAAATTTGCCCCTACTGGCGCAATCTCTGGAGCCGCCAGCGCGGGTCCAGCAGCCGTAGGAACAATTTCTGCAGCCGCATCGGGCAACCCTCTTTTTGCTGTGGGCGGTTTGGCGCTTACTGGCACTGGCATTGCTGCGGGCGCAGCGGGGAGAGCTGTTGTAAACAGGATGCAGCGTCGGAACGCAAAAATCGCATCGGCACTCATGCGCGGGATGGCAAGACCAGAAGGACCAGAAGATGTAAAAGCTTTTAACCAAGTTTTTTCCACATGGTTAATGCAAAACGCTGGCCAAATTGCGGCTCAATCGGGGACTGCTAATGCAAACCATCCGTAAACAACTTGTAAGCACGAGTTAATGTTCTTATATATAGACCGTTAGAAGCAAGAGGTAAAACTATGAACAGAAGTCATCAAATGAGAAATTCAGACGTAGGCAACATGATCGGCAACATGGTTTTGTTTTTTGGTCGGCTCGCTGCTATTGTTTTTTGTGCTTACTGCTTGGGCATTATGATATTCTAAGCAAAACAACGGTCACCTTAAGGAGACTGACGAATGTCAGCGGTTATAAACGAAAACACACAGTTTCTATCTGATGGCGGCAAGCCTATCGTGGGGGGGCTTTTGTACATTGGGCTCGTGGGCTCTGACCCGGTTGCAAACCCAAAGGCAATATTCTCTGACCGTCAACTTACGACGCCTCTTGCAAACCCTCAGACGCTTGACAGCACGGGCCGCTCAACAAACAAAATTTGGTTATCGGGGCTATATTCTATTCAGGTCAATGACGCCAGTGGAACGCAAGTGTTTCAGGACTTGGATGCTGGTGTGGCGCTTGGCGCCCTTAGTTCGACTGGTTTAACCAATGTTCTGGGGGGCGATAACATTACTGCGGAGGGATCGCCTACCGTTGCGGCCCTGACTGACAAAGCGACTTACGTGTTTACAGCCGTGGCGGTCAACACGGGCGCTGTCACAGTGAACATTGACAGCCTGGGCGCAAAGCCGGCTCGAAAAAATCAGAACTTTGATTTAGTCGAAGGCGAGATTGAAATCGGTGACATTATCAATCTTCAATACAACGCCCTGAGCGATGACTTCTCAATCACCAACCAGAGAACCAACGAAATAAACTATCGCAGTATTTCCACTGCAAGCACAGTGGTTGGGTCCGATCTGGGGGGGCTGATTGTATGCACGGCAACCTTGACGCTTTCCTTAACGGCGGCTGCTACGCTGGGTGCCGGATTTTCCTTTTATGTAAGGGCCAATGGCGGTGACGTTACAATTGACCCTGATGGATCAGAAACCATTGACGGGGCTGCAACGCTTTTGGTGGAAGATGGAAATTGGGTGCTGATTACCTGTGACGGCAACAATTGGCAGGTGGTTACACCGATAGCGCCTCTTGGAACCACGCCCACGCAACAGGTTTTTACATCAAGCGGAACGTGGAACCGGCCTACAGGGTGCCGAAAAATTAAGGTTACCGTTACAGGGGGAGGAGGAGGCGGCGGTAGTGCATCGGCCAATAATGAACGAGGTGCCGGTGGGGGCGCGGGATCAACTGCAATCATATATATCGATGTTTCCGCCTTAGCATCTGAAACCGTAACAATTGGCGCGGGGGGCGCGGGACAAACTGGATTGGGGGCTGGTGGGAATGGTGCGCAAAGTTCTTTTGGAACTTCTGCGGTGGCCGGAGGCGGTTTTGGAGGCGCTGGCAGTACTGGATCTGATTCAGGGGGCGCCGGAGGCACCCCTACAACCGGAGATATTTTAATACCTGGTAACCCAGGATTTCCGGGGCCTACGGATGCAACACTTGCGGCTGGCAATGGTGGCTCAAGTTTTTTTGGGGCTGCAGGGATAGGATTGGCCACGGCTGGCGTTGGAGCTAATGGTGGTGATGGTTCAAATGGGGGAGGAGGCGGCGGGGGTGCTGGCCAAGGAAATGGCGGCGATGGCGGCGATGGGATCTGTGTTGTGGAAGAGTTCTACTAATGACAAAATGTCCCAACATGCAGTAATATGATGCCACATCCTTTTCGTGACAAAGGAATCTTAATGATGAAAGTGTATAACCACTGGACCGCATTTCCGACTGACCAATGGCGCTGGCTCAGCTTTTCGCCGCAGGAATTAGCGTGCAGGGGGACAGGAAAGCTCGCCATTGATGAGCGCAGCATGGATATGCTGCAGGAGTTACGCAATCGACTTGGACGCCCCATGATCCTTAACAGCGCCTATCGGTCCCCCGAGCATAACCGCCGCGTTGGGGGCGCAAAGGGCTCGCTTCACATGAAGGCCATGGCCTATGATTGCCGCATGGATAATCACGATCCGCAAGAGTTTATCAGGATAGCCAAAGAGGTTGGATTCAAGGGCATCGGTGAATATGCGGACAAGGGGTTTACGCATATTGATACTCGTTCGAATGCGGCCAGTTTTGGCACAAAGAAATGGCCGGAAGCTGCGAAGCGACAAACTCCACGATACACACCGGAACCAGAGCCACGCAAGAAGACGCGGGCGGCCGGTGAGGCCGCAGGTGTTGCCGTTCTCGTGGCGGCCGCTGACGAGGTTGTGCGCACCGCTGCCCCGCTTCTTGACCCTCAAGCCGTAACTTTAGCCTCTACGGCGGTTGCCCTGATTGCCCTGTTCTTCATTGTGCGCCGCTTCATGCGTGACGAGGACGGATGATATGTTCGGCCTCAAGGATTACATCATCGGCACTTTGGTTGTGGCTGCAACGGCTACGGGTGTGTGGGGAAAGGTGGAGCGCGAGCGCGCTGCAAAAGCATTGGTGCAAGTCACTCACATACAGACCGCACTGAAAAGCTGCGGCGTCAGACTCCAAGCTATCATAGATGACGTGGAGAGCGATAATGCAATTGACACTGTACCCGATTCTGATCTTGTCGATGTTCCTCCTGAGTGGTTGTTGGGGGACATTGACGCCAACGGAAATTGAAGGTCCACTATTCTGCGATGTGGAAGAGCCCCGGCGCTTTACCCAAGCGGAACTTGACTGGCGCGCTGCCAATGCACCAGCAAATCTCAGACGTGACTGGAAAACCAACACAACCTGGGACCGTGAGTGCAAGAGCGTTGACGAAACAGGATAAAACCATCACTATTCAATAGAACTTATTCGCGATAGAATAAGGTGGGGCCGCGTCCTTGTGTCGGCAAGTCGCGGCCCCAGATCACCACCCCAATGCGTGACCATAGGGCGGCAATCATTCGAATTAAGGGTCACGCAATGCTTATTCCAATTGAATGCAATCTGAGCGTCAATAGCGGATTTCCATGCTTGACTGTTTCTTTGTAAGGGGCGTCAAACATGGCAACAGTAGACATCATACTGACGGAAGTTTGGCAGCTTGCGCATAGCGCGACAGCAAACAACACCAACATTGTTCTTACACCGCAAGGCAAAGATATAGATTGGGCGATTGATACCACAACACCCGCAGAAAGCCTTGCGGGTCACAATCTCAGCCAAATGGGCATGATTAACGAAAACTATCGCGATAGGGGATTTATCCTACAGAACGGTGAAGGGCTCTATCTGCGGGGCTCTGCTGGTCTTGTCGTAGCAATGACGATTGCAACATAGGGGTTCAGGATGGTTCAGATTATTGACGCAAGGGGGCTGGGAGGAAGTGGAGGCGGCTTCGGTTTTGTTGTTCCGGCTGATTCTCCGTTTGTTGACATTGCGGCTAGAGATTTGTGGACAACTTCCAATCCCAATCAACTTTTAGAAAATCAAACTCTTGTAAATGTTACTGCTACCTCCACATGGTATCTTTGGGATGGTTCACAATGGGAAATTGCCACCCCAATTATTCAAGGACCTGCGGGTGCAGACGGTGCCGATGGTATGGGGCTTCCCATTACAAACGTACCCGCTGACCGCATTCCCATTCTAAACACAGCCCGAACAGAATTTACCGACAGTGGCATAAGAATGCTTTCCAGTGGTGAGCTTCTTATGCCAGGCGATACGGGCTTTGAGGCTGATAGTCTGCGCATCGGCGATATTTCCACACTGCACGAGGCCAACAGCTTTCTGCGTTTGAGCAACAGTCAGTTTCCAGATGTTCGTTTCGATCTTATTGACGCCAGGTCCAGACCTACGGCTGCAAGCAATCCTCCGCGCCAATTCTACCTGACGGAAGCAGAAAACGATTTCACACTTCAGGCCATTGATACGGAAACAATCACCACAAACCCGCTATCAATGAACTATACGGTGACGCTTGATGCGCAGACAAATGCGTTCAAGTTTCGAACTGCGGCAACCATGACAAATGTGCGAGTGACAGTAAGCTATGCCACTGGCAATCAAGGAGTCATCAAATATTTGCCAAGCAAAGCTGCTGTCCTTGATGGATCGGGAGGATATAATTTCACGCTGGGCGATAACACCATATCGTTCCCGGATAGTCCATTCAGGCAGTTAACGGGCGATCAGGTCACGGTTCTGGTTGAGGCCGATAACGTTTCGTTCTTGGGAAACACTACGGGATTCCCCTACCTAGTCGGCTCGGTTCAGCGCGGCGAGTTTAGAGATCTGGCGTTTTCATCAGCTGTTCCCACTACAGAAAGCATCCAAGACATTGTTGCTGCAATGTTCACAGGCGGAACCCATAACGGTATTTCGTTTGCCTACGACGATACAGATGGCTTTATAGACGCAACGGTAACAGGTGGTGTCCCGCAGCCAGGTGCATCCATTACCGGATTCAGCATCAACCTGCCTGCTACCGTTGATATTGGAACGGACATTAACCAGTCCCGTACGATTTCCTTCACCACTGCACAGACATCGCAAATCGCCTCCATGAACCTGATTATCACGGATGGCAACGACTTATCCCTGACGGTTCCAAGTGCAGACGGTGCGCAGACCGCAACAGTCCTTCTTTCCGGTATCGACACCAGCAGCGCGGGAACCGTGACATTTCAGATTCGAGCCACCACAACAGGCGGTCAAACCATCATGTCAAACTCCCAGATAGTCACGGTGCGCGCCGTTGCGGCTGATGAACAGGCGTATTATGGCGTGCGTCCAACGAATGATTTTGCCACGGTTGCTACTTCATTACTGACATCCGTAGATGTGCAGCCGGCAGGATCGACTTACACGATTAGCGGATCTTGGCCTGCAACAGAATTTATCGGCATTCTGGAACCAACCGATCGCCCAATCACCAGCATTGTAGAGACGGCGTTTAATCAGGAAACACTGTCAACATGGACGCGCACAGCCTCCGCACGCACAATCAACGGCCAAGCATATGACCTGCTAACCCAGCAGAACAACAGCGGCCAGACCGGAACGTTCGAATTTAGGGTGACCCATGGTTAGTAATCCGCGCCTAATTCCATTTCCCATAGCCTCTATAACAGGCGAGTTGGCCGACGCCAGCCAAATCGTGAACGCCAGTACAAACCAAACTGGCTTGATAAACGGATCGTCGGATGTTCAAACCGCTCTTGATCGGATTGACGCAACTGGGATCGGCGCCCCGATATTTGCTTTCACCGGTGATTACTCTGCGCAGAACTCTAACCTTTCAGAATGGTTTAATGGGCAAGCCAACCGACACTTGCAAGGCGCCGCTGGTCAGGCAAATGGCTTGCGAACCTTCACGCTGCCAGGCGAAACCGTTTTGGGAACCATCTTTGATCAGCTTTCAACTGAAGGATTGCCAGAGCTCTACAGAATAACAATCAGTTATTTGGGCGGTTTGGCCGGAGAGACCGTGACGAACAACCGTTTACGAGTCGTTCCGCGTCTTTCGCCAGCACCACAGATTGATGGCCGTGCAAATGTCACGCTTGCACATGGTGATCAGGTTACGCTTGAGATCAGTCGAACCTCGAGTGTTATTTCGTCTTACAATGTTATTGCAGAAGGACGCCTTGCGGGTTCACCGGCCGGTGACACGCTTGACGATATCCAACTTCAAGCCTCCACTTGGGATGCGTCGTCAACCGGTGCATTACCATCCGGCGTATTACAAGGCTACGCTTACAAGGTTGTCAACGCGCCGACCGATGGTTCAGGGAGATTTGGAGAAGTTCTGTACACTGACGATTGGGTTGTGTGGTCTGCTGCCAGCTTCACTCAGTGGTCGGACACCGCCAATTGGTTCGTGATTGCGGCTGGGGATGTCCGACGCTTGACGCTTCAAGGCCAGATTTTCCTAGAAGACGTTGGAACGCGGACTAGAACCATTCGCGGCGAACAGCTTGACGGAAGCCCACAGGATCGAAATCACTGGTTTCGCATTTATGACAGCCCAGCGGATTATTCAGCAGCAGATTTGAATGCCAGCACCGATGAAGGATCTATTGCGGTTCCCGCCAATCGCGACGGTGCGCGCCTTGCGCTTAGGTTTGCGGGAACAAATGCAACCATCGCAACGCTTTTAACAACGCTTGATGCATACGAAGAAGATGCTTTTGGAAACTTTAATCTGATTGGCAACATGTCTACGGATTTCACTTTTGAAGGCAATTTTGGGGGTGAAAGTGATTACGTTGCCAGCCGTGATTACGACTTTTCTGCCGGTAGTACCGTTCGCCTTTACCTGCAATCAACGCAGACATTAAACACGATCACCGATTATGACGCATTGGATAATGTTGACGATGGGTCGATCTCAGAAGCTAAGTTGAATAGTGATTTACGGCGCCGTCTTGCTGCCAGTGCTTCGGCAAATCTTCAGCTTGATGAACAGAGAATTTCGACACTTGAAGGCAAGATGTCTACTTTGTTTCCGCTCTCCCCTGATGTTCACAAACTTACCGCATTTTCGGATATTTTTAATCCAGAGGCCAGTGTTGCCACAGTTACGATTGCACCCGGATATTCAAATATTGCGGACTATCGTGGTGGGGGCACAAGGTACCAGCAGTCAGGCGTTGCGTATTCAATACCGGTATCCGGAACGGTTCGATATGATGGTTTGGGAACAAGCGCATATCGTGGCTTTGGTTTCCGTGTTGCGGGCGCCAGCAACGACACACTCATGTGGTTGCGGGGAACCACTGAAACGATCCCCTTCTTCCGGATTACCGGCGGCGGCCGCATCCAGGTCAATAACTACACTCCGGCGTCAACTGTAGATCAAACTCAAACAAACGTTTTCACTTTCTTGACTCGGACAGCGGGAACAGAAGTTATCAGCACGGCGTCAGGAAGTGTTGCAACATTTACAGCAACGAGGTTTCCAACTGGAGCGACAAACACCTCCCGAACCTTGCAACTTGACATTGATATTTTGGTTGGCGGCACTGACACTCAAGGATCTGGGTTTGTTGATGTTACGCTTCCAGATACCAACGTTGCAGTCGCTCGTCAGACGGTTTCACGTGATGTTTTTCTAGGCCCCCTGCATGGTAACAGGACAGTTAATGTAACGATTGGCTACGAAAGCCGCGTTTCTGGCGATGATTTGCTGATCGACATTACGCTTGTGGGGGCGCCCTCCGATGTGACGGTGCGCCCTACAGACGTGGGAGACTTCCGGACGTTTACCGCCCCCGCCACCGTGGCGCGCGTCGATAATTGGATCAGCTTTGGGACCGGATCGGGCGACTATACAATCACTGGCGACGTCGATTTCCTGTTCAGCTTTCAGCCGCATCAATCGGCAAATACAACAGCCGTTGTCGGCGCTTATCGTGAAGCAGGGGGTGCAAATGATGAGTTCAACGACATTGATGTCCCCATTTCGGTCACGAATTTTGACAGTGTTGAAATTCAGACAATGGGGCAGCTTGCCGGGTCTGAGTTTAGAACATTCACGCCTGACCATTTCTTAATTCACCGCGACTTGTCGCAACTTCTGGTCAATGCAAGGCAGCAATGGTGTTACGGTTTGGCCGCTAACAGCGCAGCAACTGAAAATGCGGTTACCGAAGCGGTCGACTTTACACAAGGCGTTATCTTGACTTCGCCCGACAGCAGTCGCTGGCTTATTACGGTCGATGACACGGGAGCGCTATCGACAACAAAACAACCGTAGGAGAGGTGGAATGCCTAGGCATATTCACGGTGAAATCATTCACGAGGCCATTACAGCAAGCGGCCCGTTGTCCCAGGGTGGGGCAAATTATTTCGTCGATACAACAGAAGGCGCTATTACTTTGACAGTGGCAGCGGATGTTACAAACTTTCGCGTGTATGACAGTCACATCAACTTTTCTCTGAACAATTGCACGCTAGACTTCGGAGGGGGATCTACAAAAGTCATGAATTTGGATGGCGAAATCATGGCTTTTTTTAAAGATGCAAACGATGCGTGGCGTTTTATCAGCGAAAGCGTGGGCAGTGGAGGCGCAGTCTAACACAACCAAAGGTTTGATCGGCAGCGAAATTTAGGCTATCGGTTAAACATGGCTTTATTTGATCCCGACGACTTTTCTGGCCGTCCTTATGAGGGAGGCATGAATCAAGCCCTTCACCACGAGGGCGGAAAGGCAATTCTGGGCGCCATTCTATTCCTGTTTCCTTTCACCACCATGTTTTGGGCAATCCTAGCCGCAGGAATTGTTGTAGTTCTGTGGGAGTGGTGGCAGCTTAAGGAACGTGATGCCAAGCCCTTAGATTACATGTTTGATTTGATCTACTGGTTTTCCGGGATAGCTTACTGGGCGGTATTGATGCAAACGGACAGTGAGTATGTTACCATTTCCCCGGTTTCCACGATGCTGGTATGGGTGATCGAATACACTAGAATTAGAGCTATGGGAAATGATGGGTAAGCTGATGGTTTCTAGGATATTCGGTAAAGGGTGGGTGGCTTGCAATGGGCTAGACAGGTATCGGCCATTGTGGGTTGCAATGCAGGTTTCCCTTTTCATTATCGGATGTTTGTTCTGGATTGACAGTATGACGGAATCGCAAGGATTCGCCGAAGAAACGTGGGGACGGTTTGCGTACATGTTTCCGGCCGCCATGTGGGCCGCGCTTACAATGGCTTCGTCGTCCATGATTATAGTTGGTCTGCTCAAACCAATCAGGAGTTGGATGGTTTCGGTAGGTTCGTTTCTGTTTTGCCTAAATTTTATTTTGCTGTCATATTCAGCAGTATTCACCGGGGGCGTTGTGGTTGTCGGACTTTACGCCAGTCTCTTCTTTCTCCCCTTGCATATGTGGCTTTTCGTGGAGGCCATAACACGTGCCGACTGAAATTCTAAACGGTATCGTTGCAACCTATGGATTACCAGTAGCTTTCGGAGTTTGGCTATTGTGGAACCTACGCGGCAACAAAGCCAAGGAAGACCCAAACAAGGAAATCCTTGCAGCGCTTCAAGATCTCAAGGAAAGAATGGTGGCTGTTGAAACCATACTGGAAGAGAGAAAGTAATCTATTCTGGGCTTACGATAGACGCACACCAATCAAGCACCGCAGTCTTGGACTTTTGGAAATCTGCTGACCCCATGGCTTTCACAGACTGACTCTTAGGCGTGTAGCAGCGCGCCACATTTTCCTTAACATCTGTGACCGCATAGCCGTGTGACCTGGTAGCCAGTCGGGACAATAGGGCTGCGGCTCGCTCAGCGGCGCCAGGGTTGGCGCAAGCGATCGTTTCTACGTCATAGTACCCGCAGACAAGTAAAGCATGCTTCCTAAACGTCTCAGGCGTTGCTGCGTAGGGCATATTCTGTAGGTCTTCGGGTATATTCATCCAAAGGTTTTTGATTTCGGCAAACTGGTGACGATGGGAGTTCATGGATCGATCACGCAACAGCTCAATTCCAAGAAACTCCCCATCGGCAAGCTTGCGGGATTTCTCGATAGCTATGTTGCCAGCGGGGTGAAACGTAGCACCGTCCCACCGCGCTCGAATGATATTTCTGCCGTCATCGCTCATTGGTTATAGGACCAACGGCTCTAGCTATCTCAAATTTTTGCAAGAATGTTCTAGCAAGATGCCTAGTGAAAGCAGCATCAAATTTAGAAAAATCATCAATCAAAACTTCTGGACCTGCATGAATGATCTTTTTCACTGGCATCAAGATTCCGGGAGTTTTTACAATAAGAGGCGCAGCCAGAGCTCCTGTGATAAATGACCGTCTTTTCATGTCGGATTACCTCACTTAAACAACAACGGCAGCCACAAGGCCGCGTAAACCATCGCAGCAATTCCCAATAGTGTCAGGGCGTCTATGATGATGGGTTTCATGTGGTTTTCTCCATCGCTTCCAATAAGGCACCCCGGTCGCTATCGATGCGTTTTATGGCGATGTCTGCGTATTCGTGGTTTAGTTCGATCAGGGTGGCGTCCATCTGCAGGCGATCCGCGACAAGTCCGGTTGTTCCGGCTCCGCCGAACGGGTCCAAAACCTTGCCGCCAGACGGACATCCCGCCTTCAGGCAGCGCTCAACCAGTTCGGGCGGGAACGTCGCAAAGTGGGCTTCCTTGAAGGGCCGTGTGGCGATTTCCCAGACCTGTACGGGGGCGGGTTCGTAGTTGCGTAGATTCCGGCCGTTGGATTGCTGTTCTTCCTTGGGCATGTCGTCCCAGCTGTCATTGAAACCAGCATGACGGCGTGAATGGCCGCGTTGTTTGTCGGTCTTCTTGTTCCCAACAGCGGTACGGACACCGGGCTTGCCGCCTACGTATGATCCTCCACGAAAACCGTTTGCGTCTTCATCTGATTTCCGCCCGACACGCACCGCTTGCGGGTCGTAGTCGTACCGCCCCTCTTTCGTGAACATGAATATCTTTTCGTGCGCCGTAGCCGGTCTGTCGGTCACGCTTTCGGGCATCGGGTTCGGCTTTGCCCAGATGATTTCGGAGCGGACCCACCACCCCCATTCCTGCATGGCGATGGCAAAGCGGTTCGGAGCCATCACAAGGTCCTTGGGTTTCAGGACGCCCTGAATGGTCGAAAACGGCTTGTCCCTGAACGTCCGATCATCACCACCTGCGGCCTTTGTGTCGGCGGCGCTGCGCCCGTTAGGAGTGGTGGCGTAGCAATCCCCGTAATTGACCCAGCATGTGCCGGTGGGCTTTAGGACGCGATGCACCTCGGCAAACACGCGAACCATCACCTCAAGGTGTTCGGCAAGTGTAGGCTCAAGCCCGATTTGCCCTTTAACACCGTAATCGCGCAGGCCCCAATAAGGCGGAGAGGTGACGACGCAATCAAAGTGGTCATCTGGCAGCGTGGCCAGCATGTCGAACACGTCGCCTTGAAGGACGTTGAACCCCATTCACACGCCCTCCGCTGTATGGGTCCACGGCACCGTGATAGGGGTTGTCATAACTCACCCCTTTCCTTGCGTATAGCTCTGGTGTCAGTGCAAACCGTAGACTGGTTTTCCCCGATAATCCTGGCAATCTCTGCTGGGCAGATTCCGAGATCCAAATACGCGGCTATCTTTTGGCGACGTTCCTTTATTCTGTGTTCAGACTCAAGGTAACCGCCGTTCTTGACAAGACGGGCGTTGCAAAGTTTGGCGTCGGCTTTCATCTGCTCCAAAAGGCTCATGAGGCGTCCTCGGTCTCTTCGGGCACTTCAAGTGGAAAAAAGCTTTGTTCAAACTCCTTTTGTAAAGCCTCGTCCTCGGTCATATTTTCTTGTTCTTCGATATGGCGGTCGCTCATGCGTCCTATTGGATTACCCTCCATTGAGTGGGGATTCTTGCTCTGAAACACTTCCGTCAAGTTCGTTTCGGCGCTGTTCGTAAGCCTCAACCACATCGCCCCAAAGGTCATTGTGCTTGCTTTCCAAGTTGGAAATCAGTGTTTCCCTGCGATCCCACTCAAGGTCTATTTGCTTTAGACCTTTCATGCGCCGAAATTGTGCGCATAAGGCACTTGCTATAGATTCTGCTTTGTCCCTTGGTGTGGCGTCAGGTGGTAAATCTTGGGTAATGGTTTCAACCCAAGTGGGTTGTTTTTTGGGAGGCGCAACCTTTGCAGCTGCATTGCCGTCATCATCTTCAGGTGCAATTCCTGCCATTGTCATGAGGCCATACCGGCGCGCATAGGTCACCGCCGATCCGTAGCCCTGCATATCGTTTTTGCCAATAATCAGTGGCACTTCACATTCAAGAGTTTCACCGCTTTCGCCATGTATAAAAACTGTTTTTACAAATCTGCCGTACTCATTTTCCCCTGTCGGCTGAATGACGGCAATACCGTGTTTATTCAGGGGTTCTAAACAAGCATCCATAACACTTCCCAAGTCCGCATATTTGCTGCGAAAGTGAGGGTTTTCGGACTGCTTTAAGGCTTTTCCCATTTCCATTTGGGCAGCAGTGAGTGAAATCGCTATAGAGTTCTTAGACTGTGTATCTTTACTCATAATTTTCCCTTTTTGGTTGGTGTCCCCATACTATATGCGTGCGTTTAGGATTTCAACCACTTTTGCACCAAATACCAGAACAGGGAAAAGCGGTCTTGGTGGAGGTTAGTCATGGGGTGGACCTTCATTGGTGCCTCCGAAAAACCACGTCGGTGATTTCACAAACAATTACCCATAATCCCAATAGCCAAGGCAAAACAAACAGTCCGCCAAAGACAAGCCATCCTCCGACGGTCGCGTTCTCAGCGGAAATCGATACACAGAGGTTCGCACAATCGCCCATTACCCCTTCCTACCTGCAGAGCTTGCGTCGAAAAACGGAACCCATATCGAACCTTTCGGACCAAAGCATATAGCACCTTTTTCAGTCTTCAAAGCAAACCAACCTTCTGGCATTAGTGGTGTTGACACTATATCCATGCCAAAAAATTCGCCAACCTTCTTAGGGTCCGTCGAGGTTGTAATTTCGAATGCCGTGCGAAAGGCTGCTTTATGTGCCATCCTGTCTATTGGCGTGTTACTCATTGGGCTTCTCCCTGCAAAGCTTCACGAATTATTCTGGCAGCATTTTGATATGCTTCGACTTCGGTGCTACATCCAAAGTGAGACATTACATGTGCTGCCGTATTCATCTCGGATTCGGCAAACGCAAAAGCCCCCTCCAAACGCTCTATCTCGTTCTGTGCGGCGGTGAGGGCGTCGGCGGCTTCAATACGGTCAAGCCGGATTTTCTCCCACCTGCTTAAACCATGCTGTCTTTCGACAGGCTTTCGTAACCGATCTATCAGCTTATCGTGGGTCATGGGGGCGGCTCCAGGATAGTTGCTGTGGGTCACATGCGGCTGCCTTTGCCCTCGGGGCTGAACCAAAGCGCACGAAGATATGCTTGTCGTCCCAAGAGTGCAGGGTGCCAAACTCTCTGGTTCCACCGGCATGAACAAATGTAACCTGCCGTCCAATGTCTGCGTCGGTTAGTTTGCTAATTTCGATTGTGTAATGGGGTAACATGCTACTTCCCCTCCTGTTCAGAGAGGGCGGAGAGGATTTCATTCGCGCGCCGCTTCATTGCTGTTTCCCGATCTTGATGCAGTGGGTGGTGCACGAAGAAACCGAGTACGTTTCTTATTTTCTCAAGATCATCTGGGGTGAACGGCCTCACCTGACGTGCTGCTGCAAGCTGGGCTTCGGCTATGTCAGCGCGGATGTATTCTTGTGCGCCATGCATGCAGTGTTCACCTGCTACGATTGTGCATTTCGGGTTGTCTTCTTCAATTTCTGGCGCATAAAACGCCCAAATCCGCTCCGGTGCCTCTGTGGTCATGGCGTCACCTCTCATTTTGCCAAAGCAACAGCTTGAAGCTTGCCGTTGTATGTGCGCCCCATCTGAGCGCTGCCATTTGTGCCCCTACGTACATCACAATGGCGGCACGAATATCGTCGTCGGTCAGCGTCACGGCTGTATAGTTGTCAATGTCCATCACGACTCGTCCTTTAGAGCGCGCAGGGCGGCAGTCACATCGTCTAGTTTCACCCAAGCGCCGTCCAGATCAGGGACCAAACCCTCATCCGCCAAAGAATACGTAACAAGCTGACCTTGTAGTCCCTCGCCATGTTCGTCCCATTCACGCCGCAGCACCCCCGCCGCAGCCTTTACGGGGTCTGGCGCTGGGGGTAGGGGCAAATAGTGGTAGGTTACCATCCCATACTCAGCGCCAAACTCACGCATTTCGTGGTCATTAATTTCGGCAGCGATTGAATCATGCTCCGCTGCGCAGTCCTCGCAAATAGGCATGGGATCGCATTCATGTGTTGTCATCTGACACAGCTTTGTTGCTGCCGATTGACACTTTTCACACCGCAACACGTCGTCCCGCCACCCGGCCTCTGGCATGAGAGACAGGACGGCATGCCGCTCAGCGTCCAACGCCTTGATGATCTCAATCGCGCGCGCTCCGGCTCTAACCTGCCACCGCTCTAGGTCTTTGATGACATCTGAAATCCTGCGTTCGCTGATGACGCCGGGATGTGCACGGTCAGGGCGGGTGTTCGCGTGATCAGTCATTGGTTGGGGTCCTCTTTGGTCAATTGTCGAACCAAAACACCACGCGGAACTGCTCACCGTCCTCATTGTAGAGTCCGGTCAAGTCCTCAACCGCATACTCGAGGCGGCTTTCCTTCGGGTTTTGCTCGTTGTGGATTGCGCAGAACTGTTCTAGCGGCATGTGGGATGCGCTGTGGTAGTCTGTCGGGCACTTCATAAAGAGGTGCCAAGCCAAATCGCTTACGTCTTTGGGCAGGTTCTTGGGGTAGTGCGGCCCGCTTTCACGTACATTTGCGACTTGACCAAAGAAACTATAGTCCCGCTCCGCGTAGAGAGGACGATTTTTCATTCGGTCGGAAGCCGCAATTCCGATCCACCGGCCATCAACCTTTTCCTCTATTACAGTGTGGATATCACATCCCATGTCCTGCCTCCTTCTCCTGTGCGGTCTCGAACTCCTGACCAAGATCAGCAAGATCGTTCAAAGCGGCCTGACGGTCTGGCCCACTTGCCTTTCCAACGGCAACGCCGACTTTGTATGCGTGACGATTTGGAGCCTTCAAAGCGGCAACCACCTGATCGGCAATGCCCTGTGGATCGCTCGTGTTCAGAACCGATAGCTGGGCGATGCAGGCCCCGGCGTCATTGAGCAGCATGATTGACTGTCCGACGATTGAGGAATAGGCGACCTTTTCTGCGTCGTGGATTTGCTCTGTCATACCTTATCCTCCTGTTCTGCGGATGCCTTTGCGCTTTCGAGGGTGTCGCGGAACCAATGCTTTGTTCCCCCGAATAAAGTGTTTGGAAAAAGGCGGACGCGCCATGCATCAATTTGTTTGCTAATGGTGTATATACCCTTTTCCCCATTGGCGTATATCGTGTTACTATTAAGGGAGGTGGAGCCCCAGTTTAATGGTTTAGACATCGCTACCCCCTTCGGTTTTGAGGGCTTTGGGCTCACCGGAGTTAAAGAACCTTCCGTGGTGCTTCTGTCCTGCTTCGCAATACGCTTCATGCGCTTGCTGCGGCGTGTCGAATGTTCCAAGGTATTTCTTCTGGCCTTGAATACGAATTTGAGCCCTCCATTTTTTTCTATCCTTGGTGAGAGACACGCCGCAGTATCCAGACGTGTTGGAGGCCGTCATTCCTCGGTTCTGGCAATTTTGCGAATGAGTTGCCTCTCTTAGATTGGAAATCTTATTGTTGACAGGATTCCCATCTATGTGATCGATAGAGTTTTTGGGCCAGAGACCGTGAATGTATAACCACGCCAATCGGTGTGTTAGGTATCGTTTCCGGTTTATGCAAATTTGTAAGTAACCTTGGCCAGCAATAGTACCGGCCTTGTCGCCCACATTGGCTGAACCTTGCGTTACGATCCAGGTGAACTCGCCAGTGCTCGGATCGTAGTGAAGCAGTTTTTTTAGTTCTTTTGAAGTGATTTTTGATTGTTTACTCATACCCAAATAGCCCCCACAATAATTGCCGCCAAAATGATCCATTTTACTGCCCTGTCCTGCTTCCGGGGCGGCCCTTGCCACCAGCGCATGTCAAAGGATCTAAAACGCAGACCTTCCATCTGCCGGGGCCGGGGAGTGGCCTCTGACGCTAACTCGTTACTGCGTACATGTGCGTCGAAAGGGGTGGGGGAGGTCATGACTGGGCCTCCACCTCTGAAAGCGCGGCCTGCATGTCAGAAACTTCTTTGCGGGCCTTTCCCAACAGCTTGTTGGCGTCCTGTCGCATTAACTCTGCAACTTTGGAAAACAGGTCCTCTGACAACTCGTTCATTGCCCGCACCATGTACTTTTCCAACAATTCGCGGTCGAAAGAGTCGAAGCGGTAGACGCTGGAACTGCCGTAGGATCCGGTGTAGCTGCTAAACAAAGTCTTGACGGCGAAACTTGGATTCCGGTTGTCCACCCCAAAGCCTGCGCGGTATTTGTCAATGCCAGCCTTGGCCGTGGCTTTGCGGTAATTATCCCAGAAAGTCTCTGCTTTATTGGCGTTACCCTGAAGCTTTCTTAGGGCGTTGAAGTTTTCCAGTTGTCCGGTCATTGGTTCTCACCCCGTGCTTTGGCGAGGGCTGCGTTTATGCGATCAAGGACTGCCCAGCATTCGTTTTCAGGGTCCTGACCCTCACAGACCTCCCAGCGAACAGTGTGCTGAGCCGAGATGAGCGCCTCATACAGTTCCGGTGCTGCGGCTATTAGCTGGGCGTTGGCTTCTCGGTCGGTCTTGAACCCCGTTTCTGTCTTGACCGAATGCCAGTGCAAAGTTGCGATTGTGTTGTCTGGATCATTTATAGGATAAACTTGCGTCCTTCGCAGTTCGTCGCAGCCCCTTCTATGAGATTGTGCCCAAGGCCCCGGAGTGAATCTCGTATCCATCACGCAGCCTCCCCGCCCTTGGTCCGAAGCTCCTTAAGCTCAAGAGACATGAGTTGTTCCGAGCGCCGCAACGCTGGGTCGTAACGCTGGACCTTTTCCCATGACGAGTTTTGCAGGATGTTGCGCTGGTAGCGTACCTCGGCAATGTTGCGCTCAAGGTACTCTTCGCGGGTTTCGTTTTCATAATCGGACATCTGTTTTCCCTTTGGTTGGTTGCCTAATACTATTTGCGGCTGCGTATAATGTCAACCTTTTTTCGGGTCTCTTCTATGTAATTATAGTCGGGTCCGTGCTTTCGGTGCCAGTTTTCTTTGCCGTTGTGAATGGCTTCCGGTCCGTCCTGATGATGCGGCTTGCAAAGAGGTATGCAATCATACCCAGATCTTTTTCTTGAGCCAAATCTGTTATGGATACAGTGGTGTGCGTCGGAGGGTCCGGGGTGTCCGCATATGCAGCATGGAAGCGTCTTGACGAGACGCATGTATTCCAATTCGGCTTTTCCCTCGGGGCTTTTCCAGTGCTTTTGACGTTTGGCGCTCACGCGGCGCATAGGTTTCGGCTTTGACTTGAACCCGGTTCTCTTAAGTGGTGTTTTTCGCTTAAGCATTCAGTCGATCAGCGATGAAAGATCGCACGATATCCACTGTCTCAGAGTGAAAAGAGCCCCCATCACGAAGGCGTTTTACGAAGTTGGAATTGCCGCACGCTTTCACACCGAAGTAGCTTTCTCCCATTTCGGATTCTTCAAGGTACTTTTCGACCAGATCCAAAAGCGGTTCTTCAAAGGCGGATACCTCTTTCCTTGCATCTGCCAGCACTCTATCCGCTTCTTGGTTTTTATAATGCGATGTCAGGGATTCGAGCATGGCAAGAGCGGTGCGTGTTTTGGGAAAGTTGTAGTTCATTACAATTCCTTTGGTTGGCTTAGTGACAAGCCCGATTCGTCGGGCTTGCTTCAAAACCTTCCATTTATTTTTTGTTTCTTTTGTCTTTGACAAGTTCGCCGTCTTTGTTGAAGACAAGATCAACTTCACGTTGCTCCATGGCCGAGCCGTCGCCTGTGCGATTTGCAGTCACATCAAAGTTTCCAACAAAATGACACGCAGTGCCGCCAGTGTTGGGGATAACTTCGTATCCTGCGTCCAAGCACTCGGCCGATGCAGCGCTGGCGCCCAGAGCCAACGCAAAAGCTGTTACAGTAAATTTATTCATGATGTTCCCTTTCGTGGGTTGGTTGGTGGGAAATTTCCCGTTTCAGTGACACCAACATATTAGCGCTTGCAAACAGTGTCAAGAACAAGATATAAAAAAGAGGCGCCCCGGAAACCAACCTGGGACGCCTCTCGCAACCAGCCCAAAGGGAAAATGGGCAAGACCATCAAAGGGCCTCAGTTATTTGGTAACTGATTTACCAAGTCGCGGTCAACAGACTTGAAGGGAATAAAATGAAACCACAAATTTCTTCTGATTCTCCCGTAGTCCCAAACGTGCTATACAACAGCACCATTTCAATCGCAGCCCGAGGTATCTACGCCGTTCACTGCGCCATACTGGAAGACGGGGACAAAGCAACCAGCAAGCAAATGGCGGATCTTTGCGGACTTTCTGAGACTGAGTACTTTGACTTGATGGACGAACTTGTGGAGCGGGGGTTGGTGAAGTGACATTTGTTATCCGTTTGCCGTGGCCCGAAGCGGATCTCTGGCAGAATCGAAAAAAACACTGGGCAGTAGGCGCTAAGGCCGTCAAAAGTGCTAGGAGATATGCATGGGCGATTGCAAAAGAGCAAAAAATTCCGTGTTTACCTAACGCAATACTGGAGTTCGAGTTTCACCCACCTACAAACCGCAATCGCGACATTCAAAACATGCCCGCAACCCAGAAGGCTGCTATAGACGGCATAGCAGATGCCATGGGCTGCGATGACAGCGGTTTTCGCACCCGATTTCCCGACAGGTTCAATGGCGTCGTGGCCGGTGGGTGCGTGATCGTCAGGATAATCCCTCCGGTTGTGGAAGTAGAGCATCGGGGGGTTGTGTCGTAGCAAAGAAAAGGGCCAGGAAAATCCCGGCCCTTGCTATCTGTCCCAGTGTTGGGTTATGGTAGCGGTGTTCACTCGCTGGGTAAGTTCTAGCATCACAAAATAATGCTTGCAAGCCCAGCCTCAACAAAGGAGGCTGAATTGTCACTTGATTTTGAAATCTACCACAATCCCAATAGTGCTAAACAAGTAGCCAATGTTCATATGTTCCGAAAAATATCGGATAGATATGACTGGATTGATTTTAGTCAACCTAACCCAGATGTTGCCCCTTGGCACATTGTTGGATTGGTAAGATATAACGGCGGATCTCCAATAATTTTAAATTTTTGGCCTCACAAGGGAAAAGCTCAAAGGGAAGATTGCCAATCAGTTCAGGGATATGATGCCATTCGAGAACTAATTTCAGAATGCATTGAAGATAGTCAGGATGAATTGGATGTAATAGAATGAGCTGGGACGTTCAAAAAGCCGTTGCCGACCGTCGTGTCGGATCTCCCACGAAAAAAGCAATCTTAATGTTCTTTGCGGCGCGCGCAAGCGATGATGGCTCTGGAATCTGGACTGCTAAACAGACAATCGCTGACGAACTTGAGATGAACAAAAGAACCGTTCAGCGTCAAATTGGCGAAATGATCGAAGCTGGATTGATTTCTGAAGTTGGCCAGCGCTCTTGTGCACGCGGATACACAGTAGAATACCGTATCAATCTTTCCGCTTTAGAGGGGCTTTATTTGACGGGTGACAGAGTGTCACGGGTGGCACACGACCACCCCACGGGTGGCACACGACCACCCCTAGGGGTGGCACACGACCACCCAAATAACCCTTTAGAAATATCCCAAGAAGTAACTAATACCCCCCTCCCCCCTAAAGACGAAATATTAGAAATCCTCTGTAGCGTCATGACTGAGGAAAGCGCGGAAGCTTTCATCGATCATCGGAGGCACAAGAGGGCAAAGCTTACCGAGAGAGCTGCTTGTCTCATTGCAAAAAAGCTTCACGGAAACCCACAGGCTGACGCTATCGTTGAAAAAAGCATAATGAATGGTTGGACGGGAGTGTTCCCCGAAAGCATACCTTCCCACGAAAGGACAAACGGATATGGAAAATCAAGGCATGATGGGGCCGCTATCGAAAGAGCCCGGCGCGCAGCACAGCGAGCTAGTGAACGCCATGAGCGAGAAGAAGCACAACGACAAGACAGATGCAGGTTGGATAGCGGGACGGATAGAAACCCTTCTAAGCCACTACTTTCAGCCGGACAATCCGGTTGAGGTTTTTGAAAGCGCAATGGATGACTGGATTTCAGTTCTCGAAAAGTACCCGGAGGAAATCATCGAACATGCTTGTCGGTTCTGGGTTCGAAACTTTCAGTCTAAGCGACCGACTCCTGCAGCAATTTCTTCAATTTGCCAAACTCATCGCGACAACCAGAACAGAAGAAAATCATCATCTGTTCCAGCACGCGGAGAAAGAAGTCACCTGACATTTGACGAAATGGAATCATTGCAAAGGTGTTTGGAGATAGACCGAAAATGGTTGTCAACAAAGCGCGACAGATTTGACGAAGTTGTTTTCGTGTATCCCGAGCTGGCGCGTCATGCGGTTCAGTTCATGAGGTATTGGGGTGAGCCGTTGCCTCCGGATATTCCGCAGGAGTTGATAGATGGACTTTGATAAAAATGAAGTAACTGAGGATGAATGCAGAAAGGTAGGGAAATGGTGATGTTTGATAAATTTTCTCGCAGAAATAAAAGCGATCTTAGGTTCCTTTTCTTTACGATTATGGAGGCAGTTTGGTTAATGTGGTTTGCGTTGATAATTCTTAGCGCTTGCCTTTTATCCTTTGTTGGGGTTGTTTGGATCTTTCAATTTTTTACAGGGATTAACTTGTGATGTCTGAGTGGGGTCCGTGGATCGAGCATGACGGCAAAGGATGTCCTGTGCCAGTTGGCACGTACTTGCATTTGGTTTCAAAATGCGGATTCCACCAACATGGCTACGTAAAACGACTTAAGCCGGGGTGCGGATATTTTTTCTGGGATTGGGTTATCGCGAAATGGGGGCACGATAAACATTGCATTGTCCGCTACCGCATCCGAAAACCTCGCGGTCTCCAAATTCTTGAAGAACGTTTAGCCGAAATCGACTCTCCTATTCAGGAGGTCACGGCATGACCAACGAACACGACATACGCCAGAGAAACCGGCGCCGACATCATCAGATAGGAATGCTGAGCATCTACCTGGCCGTCACTGTCGCTGCGATGACGGTCATTGCTGGTATTCAAGTGTTGCGATGGGTTCTTGTTCTTTTAGGAGTGGAGTTGTAATATGTGCTTGAGCCTGGGATTGACCGGACAACTGTCTCGGGCTCACCGGTCCCGAAACGCGTTCGGGAAGCTACGTGTCACAAGCGTCATGAGGTTTGCCCGCTGGGTGCGAACGGAAAGAGACACAACTCAGCATAACCGCTCTTTGGTGGTGCAACATGCGCCGGATCAACCAGGATCACGTCGAAAGACCTGTAGGATTTACTGGCCGGGGGTTGCACCTCCTGAGCGCGGCGGCGTGGAAAGCTACACGCTATGATTTCTGTGAATGCAGCGACAAACATCCAAAGTCCCTAAGCGCGGCAGAACCAATAACGGACTATGCCAATAGGGAAGCGCCGGATTAGCGCCCGGCCCGCGCTCAAACACAAAAGGACACGCAATGTCAAACGGAAGTTGGTATTATTACTACGGCGAAGATCAGGACACCGCCCGCGTCATGGCGCCGGGCTCTCAAACTGGCAACGCCGTCCCGCAGATAAATGCAGGCGAAAGTATCGACTTTAGGTTTTCATTGCGAGATCTGCAAAGCCGCATTGATCGGGACAACGACAACCCGGCAAGCTGGGTGTGCACCATCTACGTGAAACAGTTTCCTGCGGACACCACAGAGATTACTCGCGTCATCCCTCTGGACTCAAACGAAGAGTGGACAGGAATCCTAACTCCAACCGAAACCGCCGCTTTGACTAGTCGGGGTATTTATCGCATCATTGCAGCGTTCACCAATGCTGGGACTGGGGAAAACGAACAGATCGAAACCAGATTTCAGCTCAACGACGCCTGGATCTAGGAAAGGAAACACAATGGCCAAAGGTAAAGGTTACGGAATGGGCAAGATCGGATCGAACCCGCGTGGTGGCATGAATAAGGCTATGCCCGGCAGGAAGATGCCAAAGTCAAAGCCCGTCATGTCCAACAACAAAAGCTTCGCTTCGAACCCCTCTGTGGGTGGCGGCAAGATGAAGCGCATGTAACCACTCTTGCTGTGGACGGTGGCTTATGTTACCGTCCATGCATCAACCAGAGAAAGGGAAAACAAATGGATCATGAAAATCCGAAATTCACAGACTTCTTGCCGAAGCATGTGACACTTCACATTGCACACGATCCCCATAAGGGCGTCTATGAAAGTGTTCAGCAGTATTTCCGTAGCAAGGATGAATGTGCGCACGGACCTACGGATGGATTTGACGAAAGCGAGTGGATCAGCCGCGATGATTTCAAAGAAGCGGTCGCTCACGATAGTCTTTGGGAAATCCAATGGTATCCTAATTCGCCAGTTGGTTTCTGCACCGCTTATGGTTCAACCTTTGAAAACGCCATGATGTGCGCAAATCAGTAGAGATAAGGATAAAAGCGCATGAATAAAGTTATGAGAAAAGAGTTTGATCGCCTTTGCAGGAAACATTTTGCCCGCGTGATTAAGAATGAAAATGTTTGTGATTGCGAAAGTGGCGCATATCATGTCAGTGGAGGCTGCCTTGAGTGCGGGAGCAAGATAAGAGGAACCTGGCTTGCTGCCAACTTGGCTGCCGAGGAAATGGTTCGAGATTACGGAAATAACTGGGATAGTAGTGACAAAAATGCCGCTTAAGAAAGGTTCATCCCGCAAAACCATCAGCGCCAACATTCGCACCGAGCGTGCGTCCGGAAAGCCTCAGAAGCAAGCCGTCGCCATAGCACTTTCCAAAGCAGGCAAAAGCCGAAAGAAACCAAAGCGCCGGAAATAGGAGCGTTACGCCTTGACCGATTACTCAGCCCATGAAGCCATGCACACCTCCTCTGTTCTCATGGACACCTACGCCACGCACGTTGGCGAGCATCCTTTCGTTGAGTCCAATCCCGATATCGCAGCTAAGGTTGAAGCCGCGATGGAAGCCATGATGGAAGTATACCAAGCTATCGGCCAAATGCATCTCGCTGAGGATTTGAAACAAGGAATGACCGAAGCGCTTGCTCACACCAAAGGTGAAGGCGATGCTATCGTACATGAACCAAAGGGCGATCAAATGAGGGCCGTGAATGAGTAGGAAATTTAAAGCACTTGATTTGTTTTGCTGCGCGGGTGGTGCAAGTGTTGGATTGAGCCGCGCGGGTTTTGAAGTTGTTGGCGTGGATTGGGTCCATCAAAAGAGATACCCATTTGAATTTCACCAAGCGGATGCTTTGGAATTTGACCTTTCTGGATTTGACTTTATATGGGCGTCCCCCCCGTGTCAGGGATATTCGGTAATGCGTCACGCCCCTGGTGCTATTGGGGCACCTCTTTTGATTGACTCGGTTAGGGAAAGAATGCCTTCAGAGGTTCCTTGGGTTATTGAAAATGTTGAGCAAGCTTCATGGGCTCTTCGAGATCCAGTTCTTTTATGCGGATCGATGTTTGGCCTTGGTGCCCAAGGCTGTCAATTGAGGCGTCACCGGCTATTTGAGGCAAATTTTCATATACCTCAGCCCAAGTGCAATCACGACAATAGGCCGGTAATTGGTGTGTATGGAGGCCACGCACGAAAGCGGGCGGCAAGCGCTGGGGGCCGACGTACGCGTGATGTTTGGGAGGGCGGCCACAAGGCCGCTGCGTCCGAAGCAATGGGCATGAATTGGGCGACTTTGGCGGAAATGTCAGAAGCTATTCCTCCCGCTTATTCGGAATATATTGGAAGGCATGCCATTTCTAATATCACTGACGCAAGTTTTCACAAAACACTAGCGTTTGCATAGGGGAAACGAATGCCCAATAAGCTCACCAAAAAGGAAGCCAGGTTTGTGCAGGAGTATCTTATCGACCTGAACGCAACTCAGGCTGCAATCAGAGCAGGGTACAGCGCAAAAACAGCGCGGCAGATAGGTTATCAGCTATTGACAAAACTTCACATTCAAAATGCCATTGCTGAGGCGCAAGCCAAGGCTGCCGAAAAGCTGGAAATTACCCGTGAGCGCGTGTTGCAGGAAATCGCAGATATTGCCTTCACGCCTTCCCACACCCCAGATAACGAGACGTTTCTTTCCAACAAAGATAAGCTGAATGCGCTGGATAAGCTATCTCGTCACCTTGGTCTGTTTGAGAAGGACAACGACCAGCGCGCGCCGACCATTATCATTGCTAAAGACGACAGCGAACTGTGAATGCCATCCCAGACCAAAACACCTTTACGCTTACCGAGAAGCAGAAAGAAGTTCGCGCGGTATTCAGCACTGCAGCTCGGTACTTCCTGGTCTATGGTGGGTCTAGGTCAGGAAAAACATTCTTCATCTGCTACAGTATCATTGTAAGAGCGCTAAAGGCGCCTGGATCTCGCCACGCCATATTTCGCAATGACGGTGTTGATACCAAGCAATCGGTCGGCAACGAGACGATTCCCACTGTGGTCGATCTGGCCTTTCCTGGACTTGTCATCAAGTGGAAGGAAAAGGACGGATACTTTGCTTTCCCGAATGGGTCTCAAATTTGGCTCGCCGGCCTCAAGGACAAAGAGCGCTTGGATAAGGTTCTTGGCCGCGAATATGTGACCATCTACCTGAACGAAGCGTCTCAGATTGTCATGACCGCATTTGAGCTTGTGAAATCTCGCTTGGCGCAGGTGGTCAAAGACATCAATGGCAACATTCTAAAGCAAAAGATGTACATCGACCTGAACCCCACCACATCTGCGCACTGGACTTATCAGATGTTTGTTCTCGGCGTTGATCCAGCCGACCCGAGCAAGCGCGAAATACCGGACTACGAAGAAAACTACCGTTACATGACGGTGAACCCCATCGACAATGCGGACAACTTATCTCCTGAGTATATTGAAAGCCTCAAGAATCTCTCAGAGCGACAGCGCCGCAGATTCTTTGACGGTGTATTCACGGCAGACGATGACAACGCACTGTGGCGCCGCAAGTGGATTAAGATAGACACACCCCCGGAACTTGAGCGCATTGTGGTGGCCATCGATCCGGCCATTTCGTCAGAGGTAGGAAGCAATGAAACTGGTATCGTGGCTGGGGGGCTGTCAAACGGACGAGGATACGTGCTGGAAGATGAAAGCGGGGTTTGTCGCCCCGAAGAGTGGGCGCGGAAAGCCATATCGCTATACGACACTCTCGATGCTGATTGCATTGTCGCAGAGAAGAACCAGGGGGGAGAAATGGTAGAGGCCACTATTAGATCTGTCGCGCGTGGTAGAACTATACCCGTTAAACTTGTCACGGCTACACGCGGCAAGCATATTCGCGCGGAGCCGATCGCGGCACTCTACGAGCAAGAGAAGGTGCGACACGCAAAAGAACTGCCCGAACTGGTTGACCAGATGTGCAGCTTTACATCGGGCTTTGATCGCAAGGAACAGGGCTATTCACCAGACCGTATGGACGCTCTTGTGTGGGTGATGACTGAACTGTTTCCCAAAATGACGCGCCCCAAGAAGGAGAAGAAAGCACTGCACATTCCCCGCGCAAAAAGGTTGGGGTAGGGTTGACGCTGTAAGCGGTAGCTTATATATTACCTGTAGAAGCACAGGAGTAGACGAGATGTTTATTTACACACTTGGAGAGATTGTAGGTTTAATTTGGATGGGCTTGGTAATTTTATTTTGCGCATTCTTTTTTGCGTGGGCAAGATTTTACAATTGGCGTCATTATCGCAAAATGAAACGGCAACATAAAGATGACTAACCCCCACCACCTACTTGCGCCTACAGAAACGAGAGGGAAAGAACATGGAAGTTAAAACCGGGAAGTTTTACAGAAATGGGAATGATGCCATTGGTGGTCCCGCTGTTTATTCACCCGATTATCCTGGTGACAGTTATCCTTGGGTCGTGCCGCCTTTGGGGCATTTTAAGAAAAATGGCGAATCCGTTAAGAATGAGGGTCACGACCAGCACCTACAATGCAATCTCATAGCCGAATTGATCCACGGGCCGCGCCCGTGGGGTGAAATGACAGACGCTGAGAAGGGCGCGCTGTTGTTGGCGGCTAAGAAAGGGAGCAAAATTGAATATTATGTTGACGATTTGGGGTGGCATACGTTCCCCGGAGATCCCAGCTTCGATTCAGATGTGCTTCGCTATCGTATCAAGGTAGTAGAACCAGTTGTTGAGACTGTGAAGCTGTACGGCTCTAATGTCACGTGGACTCCGACGCAAGTTGATAGCGATGAACGCAAACTTACTCTCACCATCAAGGATGGACTTGCGGTCACCGGCACGTTCACCAATGAGAACGGGGACGTGATCGAGCTGCAGGAAATCTGATGAAAACTCTCTACGTGATTATCCTCACCTTCAATTCGTGGGACGAGTGCCAGGACTTCGCGCACGACGCCGGCCTCTACGACATGGACCAGGTTGAGTTCATGTGCCACGAACACCAGCAACCGAATGAAACCGCGCCGAGCAAGTCTCTGCGCCCCAAAGCGAGGACAGATTGATGATTGATATCAGTGATACTAACCTACACAAACCCGGTGAAATAACGTTGTTTCATGATGGAAAGACGCTGCGGGACGAGTTCGCGATGAAAATCCTAGAGGCAGCTGCCTACAGCGGTGATCCTATCGACATGCGCAAAGGCGAAACAGAGCGAGAGGCACTTTATCGCTTTTGGAGAGGTATTGCGGAAGGGGCCTACATAGCGGCTGACGCCATGATGCGCGAACGAGAGAAACGGGATTGACACCCCGGCGCACATGGGCCTAACCTAACTCACCTATCACGATACTCTGTATCTGTGCCTCAATACCACTCACGCCCGGCTGGCAGAACCTTGACGGTGCCAGTCGGGTCTTTTTATGCGTATTGATTGCAAGGGCTTTGAATGCAATAATCGCGCAACTATTGCTCGTTTAAGGTTCACTGATGGCCCGCAAGACCAAGACATCTCTCGATCCAAACGTTCAGATGACAGACGAAGAGCAGCAAATGCTTGAGCGCTTCAAGCGCGACATTGAAAGCGATGCGGATGCAATGGACGATCAGCGCGACAAGGCCAATGAGGATATGCGCTTTGTCAACGTAGACGGCGGCATGTGGGAAGACTGGTTTGAGGATGTGTTTGACCACGAGGACCGCGTAAGGCTTGAGCTGGATATCGTTTCGAACCCCCTTCAAAGATTTCTGGGCGAGCGAAACCAGAACCCCACGGGCGTTGTATTTAAGCCAGACGACAGGGGGACGACCACCAAGGATTCAGATCTTCTTAACGGTATATACAGGTCTGACTTTCGGGATTACTCAGGCAAGATAGCCGTAGACAACGCCATCATGGAAATCGCCACTGTTGGAGTGGGATCTTGGCGGCTGGCTAACGAGTTTGACGACGACAGCGACCCGGAAAACGAAAACCAGCACATTGAATGGAAACCCATCTACAACAGCTACAACACCGTGTACTGGGATCAGTCGGCTTTGCGCATCGACAAGCGCGATGCGGGACACTGCACGGTCCTAACCCAATACACGGATGCAAGCTTTGAAAAAGAGTTTCCAGGTCATCAGCCTGTTAGCGCATACACGCCTGAAAGTAGGGACTTTGGTCGGCGTGGCATAGGCGCAACTGCCGACATCCCAATCTATTACATCGCCACGCGCTATGAGATTGTCCGAAAAGAAACAACTGCATTTGTTTACAACAATCTGGCAACCGAAAAGGTTGAGACGTATTCCAAGGAAGATCACGACAAAATCAAGGACGAACTGGCCGACGACGAAACGCGCACATTTGTCAGAGAGCGCACGGTTATTCACCAGACATGCGAGCGCACCGTATTCAGTGGGACCGAGATCCTGCGCAAAACCAAGCGTGTTGCAGGAAAATACATTCCTGTCGTTACTGGATACGGGTACCGAGCTTTTGTTGATGGAACGGAGCGCTATCGGGGGTTGGTGCGCAAGATGAAGGACGCTCAACGCCTGTACAACGTGCAGGTGTCCCAGCTGGCGGAGAACAGCGCATCAGCGGGTCAGGAAGTCCCGATTTTTACCCGCGAGCAGGTTGAAAACCAAGACATTTCTGAAATTTGGGCTGACAAGAACAACAAGCCATTTCTCATGGTGGACAATGCCACCGATGAAGAGGGAAATATTGTTGCTATGGGTCCGCTTGGATACAACAAGCCCGCAGCTTTGGACCAATCCACAACAAGCCTTCTTGGGATTATCCCGGCATACATTCAGGAGCAAACCGGATTTGTAGCGGGGGAGGCGATCGACAAAGAGGCCAGCGGAAAAGCTCTTGCGCAACTCATGAAGCGTGAGAACATGAACACGCAGGTTGTCAGCGAAAACATTGACACCGCAATCGCATGGTCAGGTGAAATCTATCAGGCCATGGCCCAAGAGATTTACACAACCCCACGCATAAAGCGCACCCTCGAGCGTGATGGCACTGAGGGAGAGGTCGGACTTCTCGAAAGCGTAATGGACCAACAAACGGGCCAGTTTGTTGAAAGCAACGATCTGCGCACAAAGAAATTCAAGTCGTACGCAGATGTCGGACCGCAATACGAAACACAGCGCGAGCAGACTGTCGAGGACATGAAGGGCATTATGGAATTGCTGCCCAATGTTCAGGGCGGTGAGCAGTATATGCCGATTGCCTTGGCGGTTCTGATGGATAACATCACGGGTGCCGGTCTTGGACCACTCAAGGATTTCAATAATCGCAAGATGATCGAGCTAGGACTGAAGGAACCGAAAACCGATGAGGAAATCGAATTTGCTCAGCAGTTGGCCCAAGCCGCAGGGGCGCCCAATCCGCA